TAAACCGCCAATGTGTGACCATTGCTCACCGTTTACTAATTCCTCATACTGTACTTGCTGTTCTCTGAAACTGGATAGCACGTATCCAGGTAAAAGCGTTACCGGTCCTGATCGTCCTATCAAAGCATCGATACGATCCGCAATAGTGTTAAGTGTGGAATAGATCCGCGCCGGCCCTACTGCCTTAACTTGATATAGCCCATTACTGAATAATCGTTTAACATTCATTGTTAATACGTCGCTACTGGTTTGCTGGTTAAACGTGGCATAGGGTACCGCCGTGCCTATACGTGCGTAACCTTGAAACACGCCACCGGTAGCCGCGCTAGTGAGTGCGCTATCACCTGTGAGTGTGGAATACAGCCACGTATACGCTTGTGATACTTCTGCCATATTATTTGATCTCCTTAAGCAGATCTTGTATCTTCCCCATAGCAGCATCAAATGACGGCCTTACTGTTTCGGCTGCCGGTCCTAGATATGGATACGCTGGCATACGCGATGTACCCATTTCAAGATAGATACCATATGACGCACCAACGGCAATGTATGCGGTTTGGTCATCCTCAGCTTGATCTATGGACGGTAATAGATCCCTATCGGCTGTACCTGGGTAGGTGTTCTCTTTGTCAGTCACTACATAGATAGAGGCACGCATATTGCCATATTTTACCCTCGCGTTTTCTTGTGCATGTGCCTGTATATCAAATGCCGTCTTTCGCACTATTTGACTACTAGCATCGTGTATTTGTTGCGAGTAATCAAGAATGTGGTTAAAATCACTCATACAATTACCGTTATCAGCAAATCGTTAGCGTAGGTATATGACTCTGCATTCTGGATGTTTTGTACCAACCAATAACGCGACATGTAGTAAAACCGATCACCCTCGCGTATGCCAGTAGTCGGATCGTATCGCACCATTAAAGCCCATTGCGAACCAATGATAGAGCCATATAGGGCTAATTGTGTGCTGGTCGGCTTAGAGATATTAACCTTTGTAGTAAGCACCGTAGTCCAGGATTCAACATCATGTCCCGCGCCGTCACTCGTTACGCTTTTACGTTGTACTACTACAGTTTGCTCAAAAGAGGCATTGACAATAGCAGTCATTGATGCAATATCAGAAGCTGAAAGCATAGCCTAACCCCCTTTAGAAAAAATCAATTTCAGTAGGACGTAAGCCGTTACGCTCGTGATTGGAATTAGCAATATCAGATCGCTGCACGGTGATCACGCTAGGACGTTGCTGTAATCGGTATCGGTGTGCAAGGTCTAACAGCATTGGTAGTGCCTGTGAACGTCTAAACGATTGACCATCGGATGTAAAATCAAACGATATAGCCCACTTCGCCGCCATACGTTCTAACAGATCAGCGGCGGATCTGTACACGTCGTATGTCTTACCAACAATGAACACCGGCGGTAATGTGGTGGCACTAAAGATCCAATGTCCTGCGAGGTTTTCAGATGTTGACGGCGTGACAGTCGTTATCCGGTACTGTTTTAATACAAGATCGTCTTCCCAGTCGGTAAAGTCTGAGTAGTAATCAAGATAGGATATGGTGGCACCACTATAACTAGGTGATGGCGTTAGTGCCACATATCGCATATCCACGCGGCTAACGTCTAGCACGTCCTGGATGTCCTGATCGGCAAACGTGGCACTAGTCGTATCGTTAATAAGAAGTCTCACTTTAGTAATGAGAGCCGCCATAGACGATCTTACTGCCATTGTTGAGACTCCTTATCTATGTACTATGGACGTGCTAGGCTAATGTCGCCTTGATACGTGATCGTTGCCACACCGCCACCACTCACAGTTGCGGTTAAACGGATCTGGATACCGTTCACTACTGAAGTAGGCGATACCTCAAAGGGAATAAAAATCTCACCAGATTGTGCAGTAGTCGTTAAGGCTAACGCTATTGGCTGGTAAAAATCGCTATTCCACGTACTACCGGCATCATAAGAAACGTCTAGCGAGAATGTGCAAGCGTTGGTAGTAGTCGATGTGGCCGCGCTATAAATGACACGCGCTTTAAGCCCTCTACGTGGTGTGCCAGTCGCTAGTATCAACGCCGCGCCGTTAAAAGTGGCGGCTTTCGTGACACTCGCTTGTAATGCTAACAAAGCATCTGTAGGCATGTATTTTATCCTTCTGTAGCCACTACTAGGCTAGTTTAATATCGTACAATCGACCAATAGAACGGGTTGAGGCATTGACCAAACCAATAGCCCAATCGATTAAGGTACGATAGATCGCGCCGTTATAGATTAAGCCCAGATCCTCAACGTTAGGCGGCCCAAATTGCCATCCATAGAAGTGATCGGTACCATAGTTGACGGCGTAAATGGATGTGTACGTTGATCCGGTATCAGCCGTTCCGTTAGCTAGTTCGGTAGTGGTAATGATACGAGTAGCTTGATCGGCCTTATATCCTGGATCTCGAATGATCGCGCCTTTGTATGATGCAATAGTACGGTTAAACTGATCCTGAGTGATATCTAAACCACCGCTTGTACCCATTAAACGTAAAGCATAATTCAAGCGTCGTTTCATCACTTCATTCATATAAAGAACAACGCCGGTACCGTCTGGTGCGTCTACGCTCCAAAGCAATTGATCAAGGTATTCTAAAAATGCGTTAGACGATGCCTGGGTAGCGGCTGCCTGTGATAACACCACGCCTAAAGCGTCGATTTTGTTTTCAGGACGTACCCCAAACGTACCGCCGTTATCAATACGATAACGTAAACCTACCGGCGCGTTCTGGTTGCCAGAGATATGATCGTTCTTGAAAAACTGGTAATTAAAATCATACGTCAAAGCTTTTAGGTATGCTTCGGATTGCAAGGCGCGTGGATCAGTGATGGCATTGACATCTTCAACAATGAATTTATCAACATCAATGTAGTTTCTGAGGATGTAGGCTTGCTCTTGGTAGGCAGTTGGTACGCCGCGTGTCGTCACACCCTCAGCATTGATCTGTGACCAGTTAACGGTAGGTAGATTGCCCTCAAACCTAGCACCATTGACAGTTAATGAGTTGCGGTTAATAAGGGGGATATCTTGCATGACATTCGCATACAAGATCAATGAATAGGTAACGGCGGCGATTAGCGGTTGATTTTTCATTTGTGCATAATCAGCAAGTGTTACCGTACCGGTAAGAATAGCCATCTAAACGGCTCCTTTATTTTTTGCCTTGAAATACATCACTTAAGCGGATCGGCTTAAACGGTCCAGGCGCGGTATTAGCTGGTGACTGTATGTTATTGCGGCCTGGGTTCATTGCTGGTATCGCTGGTGCTTGTGGTACTGCATTAGATGTAGCCGGCGTAGTGGCTGGTGTGGTAGCTGATTGTGCTACAAGATATGGTTTCGCCACCACTAACGCCTTGAGTAATTTTTCTACGTTGGTAGGCATGCCGTTATCGTCATATTCAAGCGTGGAACTAATCGCAAGGGCTGCTAACTCAGGATCGATGATACCTAAAGATTGCGCTTGTAACCGTACCTCGTAAGATGCTACCTTCTCTTGATAGGCTTTGATCTGCGCTGCTGATTGCGTGATCGCTTTCGTCATCTTTTCAGCATCGGATAAAGCCGCTAATTTAGCATCTTCCTCGGTTTTTTCATAGGCGGTTAATTTCTTGCGGTGTCTGTCACGCTCTTGAATCGCGTTACTATTAGCATGCTCTAATTCCGCAATACGGGCTAATGCGGTCTCTAAATCGCTTGGCTTCGCGCCTTGCGTGGCTGTACTCGTAACCGTCGCGGCTACTGGTGTATCGCTACTTGTTGGCATCGCGCCTTCAAGGTTGGTATTAGGTGTAGATGTACTCATTATAGAACGCCCCTTCATTGTGTGTCAACTAATTGATATCTTTTAGTGGTAACTCATAGTAACTTGATCCCCATTGGGGATCGTATCGTGTGCCAACCAGATCGCTAAGGCTAGATATTGTACCGTCCTGATATGCGTCAAACTTAGCCGGTCCTAATATTTCACGCTGTTTATCGGATGACTGATCGTCAAACCATTCTTGACCCGTTTGGTAGGTGTCATATGACGTATCGGGTATATCGCTGGCATCAATGCCAAGAGGTGACAAGATATCATCCCAAGATTTTGTTACGGGTGTTGCCACGCATCGGCAATTGGGATGGCTATCTAACGTTTCGTCTAAATCGTGTAGGCTACCATCCATAGCCAAACACATAGCGCATGTGTTAACGCTTTTTTCACACATCCACCGCCATTGCTCTACTACATCGCTATTGCGTTTATAGATATCCAGTGACGCGCCACGATAAGCTTGTAGCGTCTCTGTACGACTAATGGTTAACGCCCTCGCATGCGTGGTGTTTACGGCGTTCTGAATCACATTAGCCGTTTCACGCGATCCTGCGCCGGTGGCAATAGCGGTATAGATTGCGTCGGTTACATCGTGTGATGCGGTGGTACCCATGCCGCTAAAGAGGCTATGCAATGGCGATCCGTTACTGGCTCTACCGGCAAAGTTTTGTAGTGCATCCACAGGCAACGAGTTAAACGTCAATTTTACGGGTGAATCTTGCGTCTCTTTGTGAAGCATATCGATAGCTTGTATTTGCCCCGTCTTAGCGGCAAACATCTGAGCTTGTGTCACGGTATCTAAGCTATCGTTAGCAAATTGATCGATCTCGCTTTTGATAGTTGCGGTAAGGTCATGCAGTCGAATATTCTGGTGTAGCCATAAGATGTTTACGTCCTCACCAGCAACCTTTGCATCTTGGATCTTCTGAGTTAACGTGGCTATCTGTACATTGATATTTTTCATGGCATCGTTATATAACGCGGTTATCTCTCGCACCGTGCTAGATTCCCGTTTCATGATTTTATCTTTGTAGGTCTCAGTAATTTGCTGTATGTCTGGCATTAGTTACCGCCTAAGAACGGGCTAGGGGGTGCTGATACCGGCGGTGGTGTTGGTGGTAGCCCTTGACCTTTGGTAAAGTTTTGTAGTATGGCGGCATCTTCAGTTTGACTCTGTTGTAGTTCAATTTCAGGATCATACCCTAGTTCTCTTTGGAGCGTGGTATTAGATATGCCGATCTGTTTCTT